AGGTCAATTTAATTATATCCCGTCAGGAGAGGATGCGGTCATACCAGAGACCAGACAGAAAAAAGCCACAAAGATTAAAGATTCCTTTCAAGATGGTACTGATGTATTTTAAGGAAAGGAGGGCAATTAAATGTTTTACATCAATCGAAATCCTATATTAGCAGATGATTTGGAAGTGCTCAATGAACTCAAGCATCAATTAGCAAGGCATGGGATATTGAGATTTAATGAGTTTAAGGTAGGACCGAGGAATATTCAATTTAATTGCCCTATCCACTCCAATGGTCAAGAGAAGAAACCATCATGCGGTATTAGCACGGTCCAAATCAAAGATATCCCGCCAGGTACGGTCCATTGCTTTGCTTGCGGATATACTGCCTCCCTTGAAGAGATGATTAGTCACTGCTTTGGCAGAGATGATATGGGCGCTTACGGAAGAGAATGGTTGGTTAAAAATTTCTTAACCGTATCAATCGAGAACCGAAAAGACATATCCCTTGACGTATCAAGAGGGTCAAAAGTTGAGGAGATGAGTTACATAAGTGAGGAAGAGCTGGACTCATATAGATATTATCACCCCTATATGTATAAGCGGAAACTCACAGATGAGGTCATTGAAAAGTTTGATATCGGATACGATGAGCATTTTGAATTAAAAGATAAAGATGGCAAGGTTAAGCAAGTACTGAGATGCTTGACTTTTCCCGTTAGAGATAAAAAGGGCAATACCTTATTTATAGCAAGGCGCAGCGTAGATATCAAGTTCTTTCATTATCCTGAAGGGGTAATCAAACCGGTGTATGGGTTATATGAATTACCAGATGATGCAAAGGAGATCATAATATGTGAGTCAATCCTAAATGCTTTGACCTGCTATGTATATGGTAAACCGGCAGTAGCACTCAATGGTCTTGGAACGGAATATCAATATGAGCAACTCAAGAGACTGCCGGCAAGGAAATTCATTATTGCTCTTGACCCCGATGAAGCAGGTCAGAGAGCAACCAGGAAATTGAGGAAAGCTCTTCGAGGTTCTAAACTGGTAACTCAATATGAGATACCAAAAGGAAAAGACCTCAATGATTTGGATGAAAAAGAATTTGAAAACTTGGCGGAAATATTTTGATTTTGGTATTGACCTATTCATAAATATGTTATATAATATTATCAAGAGATGAGAAATCAAACTCAAAACACTTTTAAGGAGGAAAAGAAAATGACAAGATTTGTATCCGTAAGAAATGAGCGGGTAGCAGAATTGGTCAGCCAAACAGATGAGCAAGTAGTACTCAAGATGGAAGATGGAAAGGAAAAATCAATCAGTCCAGATACATTGAAGAGATGGTGGAAAGAGATTGAAGAGCCTCAAACAGAAGAAATCACATCGACGGATGAAGTCGTTGCCGAGGCAGATCAGGCGGTTGAAGAAGAAACAGTAGCAAAGGTAGAGAAGAAAGCAAAGAAACCGGCTAAGAAAAAGACTATTGATAATCCACACCCACTGAAAAAGGTAATTGAAGATTTGGCAGCAGAGATGGGAACCGAGGTAACCACGGCAACCGTACCTACATTTAAGAGCCTAAAGGTTGAGGGAAGAAGATACGGAGCATTTACATTTGATGAAGAATCAGTAACCTTATGGCTTAATTCAGAAGCAATCGAGGGGTTGACCGATTATAGAAAAATCAAGCATATCCTTGATGCAAGAATTAGGTTCGAGGAAATGACGGGTGAAAATATATCAAAGGTAAAACAATTGGTATTGGCAGCCTTGACCTTTACAAAAGCTAAGATGGAAGCTAGGAAAACTAACTAACTCACAAAACTAAGGAGGATACTATGCTATCAACACTCAAAACCCTTTCAACCCTAATAACCAATGAAACATTGGAAATGACATTAGAAGAGATAGCTGCAGCTTATAGGGAAGACTTAAACCCTTCCTTATTGGCGGCAGCATTCGCAAAGACCTATAAGCTGATAATTAATATTTCAAATCATTATTATGGATTGAATCAAGATGATATAGCCAGTTTCTCGTTGGAAAAATTAGACTTTTGCTTACAGACTTACAATGGGGATAAGGCAGCATTTAGTACTTACTTCTACACCAATCTCATGAATAAGTTTAGGGAAGAAACCCAATATCTCAATACCCAAAAGAGAAAAATAATGTTTTATTGTCAGAGCTATGATGAGATGGTGGAAAATGGGTTTGATTTGGAAAGTCCCGAGCAGATGGAGGACACTATTGATAATTTAGCATCATACGGGTTGACCGAAAGAGAAATGGCATATTGTGATTTAATACTCAAAGATTTTACAAATGCAGAAATATCTAAACAGTTGGGGGTTAGCATAATGACCCTTAGCAATATGAGAAAAAAATTAAGAAAAAAATTAAGACCATTAGCTTTAGAATATTAGAGAAAATTCTATATAATATACATAAGGAAGGATTTGAATAGTGAGAAAGCTAATGCAGAGGTTATCAATTTGGCTGTTCCGAAAGTCATTTAAGTTACGCAGAGTCAATGCCCCGGGGCTGACTAATATAAAAACTAAAAACCAGGAAGGAGAAAAAAATTATGGCGCGTTTTAATGTAAATGAAGCAGACAATTATGGAGGTCAAGGCGGAGGAGGATTCTTCTCGCTCAAAAATGACAAAGATGTAGCAACAGTAAGATTTATGTACAATACGATTGATGATGTACACGGGTATGCGGTACATGAAATCGAGGTGGATGGCAGAAAAAGATATGTAAACTGCTTGAGAGAATACAATCAACCGGTAGATGATTGTCCGCTATGCGCGGCAAAGCAAAGAGTAATTGTAAAGGTATTCGTGCACATATACGATGAAGAGACTCAGGAAATCAAGATTTGGGACAGGGGAAAGACTTTCTTTAGTAAAATATCAAGTCTTTGTGCAAGATATAACCCATTGGTTTCGACTCCATTTGAGATTGAGAGAAATGGTAAAAAGGGTGATACCAGTACCACATATGAAACCTATGCTCTTCCAACTGATGACGTGACTCTTGAAGATTTGCCAGAGGTACCGGAATTGCTTGGAACCCTTATCCTTGATAAGACTTACGAGGAATTGGAATTTTATCTTGATAATGGTTATTTTGAGGAAGATGTAGAAAATGCAGCTCCGCCTCGAAGAAATCCTAGCAGAGATAGAAGACAGGCAGCTCAGGAACCAGAACCAAGGACAAGACGCAGAACACCTGCAAATACCGCCCCAGAAAAAGCAACTACCTCACGCCCCGCAGGTAGGCGTAGAACATACGGAACCGCTGAGGATAAATTTTAATAAATGAGCGGATTATTTAATCTCCCGCCGAGGGCAACCAAAGCGGGAGATTCTTTGTTAGCAAAGAAAGCATCTAAAAAGAACCGAGCCGCAGCGGGGATATCAATAAAAGGAGGCGGGGGACTTTTAGAGAGAATTTCGACCATCAATGCAATGGTCAATAAAGTGCTTGGAAAATATCAGGATAGATATGAAGTAATCAGAGACGAAGAATCATTTGAAAAATATATAGATGAGGCAATCAAGGTAGGATATATTGCTATTGATACTGAGACCAATAGTCTTGATCCCATCACCTGTACTCTTGCAGGATTATGCTTATATGTACCAGGTACCAAAGCAGTTTATGTCCCGCTCCATCATGTGAGCTACGTAACCGGGGTTGAGATTGAGAACCAGGTATCGGATGAATTTGCAGATAACCAAATGGCAAGAATCAAGGGGGCAGGCGTTAAAGTAATTATGTTCAACGCCAAGTTTGATATCAGAGTAATTAAGAATCAACTTGGAACTGAATTGACCGCTTACTGGGATGGTTATTTAGCAGCAAGATTGCTCAATGAAAATGAGCCAGAAAGTAACCTCAAAGCGCTTCATAAAAAATATTGCATGAGAGGTGAGGGAGACGCGTTTAGGTTTGAATCATTATTCAAAGGAATTCCATTTACTCATGTACCCGTAAACACCGGATATCTATATGCAGCAAGAGATGCAGAAATCGCATTTGAGTTATTTGAATTCCAAAGACCATTTCTTACCGAGGATGACCCGGTTTGCATTGAGAGAGATTTGATGGGACCGGCATTCGTATTTAATCATATAGAAATGCCGCTAATCAACATAGTAGCGGAGATGGAAGATACCGGGATAGCATTTGATTTTGAATTTGCGGAGTCATTGTCAAAGAAATATAATCAAAAGCTCGAAGAGGCGAAAGAAAAATTCTATCGGCTATGCGATGATTTTGGCAAGGATTTAGATGATTACCGAGAGAGAAAAGGAGCAGCAAATAAACTTGAGTATCCAATCAATATCTCAAGTGCCCAGCAGCTCGCAATTATGCTATATGATATCCTCAAGATAAAACCGGTTGATAAAAACAAACCGAGAGGCACCGGGGAGGAAATCCTACAAAAAATGGACCATCCGGTGGTAAAAGCAATTTTAGAATATCGAGGGATTGCCAAGTTACTCAGCACTTATATTGAGAAAATGCCTGCAATAGCAAATCCAAAGACCG